AACCCAAACCGATCTTCGGACCGCCGTTGTAGCAGCAGATGAGGCTAGGGATGCGTTTGACAATGCAGTAGAAACCTTGGGTCGTCCGTACGTTGAGACTGGGGTACCGACCTACCCGTTGACACCTATTGCTGTCACGCATCCGATTGTTCCTGATGCGGCAAGGATCCGCAAACTTCATGGGAAGGGCTACGAGGTCGGCACAGAGGGTCACGACAGGTTGCAGGCAGTACTGGCAGCGGCCAGACGGTACACACAAGAGGAAGCGGAGCAACTAATAGACTTGCAGAAGATCGCTGACGATGCGGCAACGGAAGCAACGAGGCTGGAGAAAGAGTTTGCCGCTGTGTCTAAACGGGTGCAACGGGCTGGCGGTTTGCGACCGGAAGCGCGGGCAGCGTGGGCGGCTAGAGAAGCCGAACGGGCTGGGGTGGCAGCGGCGCAAGGCCGATCATTGGCCGAGGTGGCTGAGCCGCAGCGACCGGCAGCGATAGAGGGATGGTATTCCAGCCGCAAGGAGATTGATGCGGTGTTCGGGGAGGACGCTGCACGGCTGGATGACGCTATTGCGAATCTTGAAGAGATGTTGACTGATGCCAGTTTGACGGCTGTCGGCATAGCGAAGAGTGCGCCAGAAGTGAAGGCCATGAAGTCGCTCATAAATCTTCTGAAAGGCGGCAACCGGCAGGGATCAGAGTTCTACGAGGTGGCTGGGACCCGGGTGATGCGGGAAGCGGGACGGCACCCGGAAGACGTGCGGGAAGCAAGGCGGTTGCGTGCGCTTGCGCAGGAGCAGCGTGACAGGGTGAAGGACACCACCAATGACGCGGTACGCGATAAGGCGCTTGCTTCTGCGGCGAAGAATGACAAGCAGGCCGACCAGTTGATGGAACACTCGCGGCGGATACGCACTACTGATCCGTTGGAGCGCGCTGAGGACTGGATACGGAACTATAAGGTTCTGGTGGCGGCGGAAGAGATTGTTGGGCACGATGCGTTCGTTGCTGCTACAAAGGCGGTTACTGCGACGATGGAGGGTCGTGCGGGTGTAGCAGCGTTCAACGAGGCTTACGAGAAGGTGATCCGGCAGTTGGGGCTTGAGGATTGGGCTACGTCGAAGACGTTTACGGATCCGCGTCAGGGCGGTCCGGGTGAGCGGCGGGCTGTTCGGGATTTTGTGATTGGTGGGCAGGGGGAACAGCGTACGTTGACGATTGGGGGTGAGCAGCGGACGGTTGATGAGGTAATGGCCCGGTTGGAGTTCGGCAAGGAGTTGGAGGCGGCGCACGCAAAGGCGTCTACCAATCTGGATAACGCCAAAGCGGAGGTGGTGCGGGTCACGAAGTACGGGAACGATGAGGCTAAGAAGGCCAAGAACAACATTGAGGACATTGCGTGGATGGAGAAGGAGGCGTCTGACAGGGAGTTGAGGGAGTGGGCGTATTTCCTTGAGACTGCGGACGAAGATCAGATAACTGAGTTCCGGCGTCTGATACAGGGGGGGATTCAGCCGGGAGCGGAGGACGTTGGCTTCGGCGCCCCGGCTGTACGGGCGGCGCGCGCTGAGGCGCAGCGACCCAACAGGATAGAGGACGCGTTCAGGGGCAAGATGAGGGAAGTGGAGCAGCGTGCCATCGACTTGGACCGTCCGGGCGTAGACATTGACCAGTCCGTGAGGGTAGGAATCTTTGACCTCAACGCCAAAGAGCGTGGTGTAGCGCAGACGGCTCTCAAGGATGCTGTATCCAAGTCACAGTGGGGTCCTTGGAGGCTGATGTCCGGCGACGAAGCGTTGGATAGGGGCATGTTGGATGTTGTTGAGGCGTTCGCCAAGATAAACGACCATGAGGAATGGGGCGCGTTGTGGCGGGGGTGGAACAAGGTTCAGACGTATCTGAAGTCGGCGATGATCGCTACACCCGGGTTCGTTCAGCGCAACATCTTCGGGGCGTTCTTCAACGCATGGCTGGATGGGGTAAACCTGAACGAGATCGTTTCGTCCACGATGATGACGATGCGCATTGCGCGGGAGGCGAGAGATAAGAACATTTCGTTTCTGCGGGCAGCCCGCGGCCTCGCCAAGAGTGTTGATGACGCCGACCTGCGCAGTTACGTGAAGTTGTTGGAGGTCGGTGTGCGTGGTGGCGGTCAGGCGGTGTCTGCCGTGGAACTGGGGATCGGTTTGAGGAACGCCCGCAGCATGGAGATGCTTGTGGGTCGCCGTACTGGTGGCGGCAAGCAGTATTCGGTGTCGTTGAAGCCGTGGTCGCCACGGTTCGCACCGTATCAGGCGGTCCGTACGGTCAACAGTTGGGTGGAGGACGCTGTACGGCTGGGTGTGGGAATGGACACGTTGCGGTACGGCGGATCTGTGGATGATGCGCTCGCCCGTATCGCCAAGTCGCAGTTCGACTACGACGAGTTGACCCAGTTTGAGCGCAAGTGGATGAAATCCATCTTCCCGTTCTACACTTGGACGCGGAAGAACGTGCCGTACCAGTTGCAGCAGATCATGAAGCACCCATCCAAGTACAACAAGTTGCTGTCCGCTAAGCGGAACCTTGAGTTGGGGACTGAAAGCGAAGGGGTTGTGCCGGACTATTTCTTGGAGCCGTTCGGTGTGCGCCTGCCATTTGCCGCCAAGGGCGGCACCGTCTATACGGCGCCGGACATTCCGTTCCAAGACTTGGGGCGGTACGACCCGTTCCAGCGGGGCGGCTGGAAGAAAGCGACGACGACCCTGCTGTCCGGCGCCTCACCGATCCTGAAGGCACCGTTGGAGGTGGCGTTCGGGAAGCAGGTGTTCAACGGCATCCCGTTCAGTGGCCGCTACCAGAAGGCCCCTGCTGCCATCTCTGGTGTGCCGTTCGTGATGGACGCATTGTCGATGTCTGGGGTTGCGGTGCGCTCCCCGAGCGGCGAGTGGAAGATGCGTGACCATCACATCTACCTGATAACCAATATGCTGCCGTCCCTTGGGCTGGTGCGGCGCCTCCTGCCGAACGAACCCAAGTACCAGCGAAACTTCACCCGCTCGCTGTTGAGTACCATGTTCGGCATGTCTGCTAACTTCAACACACCGGAGGTTCAGTCGAACTGGCTGACAAGCCAACGGTACGACCGGTTGACCCAGCGAAATGACCGCATGGACATTATTAGCAGAACGCGGTGACGGGACAAACTAACCTATGGGTATGAACTATATTTCCCGCCAACAGTGGGGGGCCAAGCCGCCCCCGGGCGGCAAGGGCTTCAACCGGATCAAGCATCGGCGAGTCAAGGGCGTCGTCGTGCATCATTCTGGTGTAGAGAACGGACCCACGGGCACGACGGCTGTCCACGCCTTTGAGCGGCACCATCTAGCCAAGGGGTGGGACGGGATCGCATACAACTGGCTGGTCGATGAAACGGGGACGATCTTTGAAGGCAGAGGATGGGAAGCGCGTGGCGCAGCCACCAAAGGGTGGAACGCCAAGTCCATCTCCGTCTGTTTCACGGGACATGGCGATGTGGAACCTAGAGAACAGGTTCTTGAGTCGTTCCAGACGCTGATGCGGGAAGCGCAGACCCGATTCGGCGGGACACTGTGGGTGTCCACCCATCGTCGCAAGGGGGCGACAACCTGTCCGGGGCACTGGTTGGGCGGGTGGGTTGAGGGCGGTATGGCTGCGGCGATCCGCCCGACAGACACCGACTGGGCCGGCATTGTCCGGTACTTTCACGACTTGCAGGAGCAGGTTCGCCAGAGGCCGTTAGGGCGGCGGTGGCCGCTGATGCGGCGCGGTGAGCCGGTGCGTCTGGTGCAGGCCCGTTTGGGTGACAGGGGGTTTGACCCGGGTCCTGCAGATGGGATCTTTGGTCGCCGCACGAAGAAGGCGGTCAAACAGTTTCAGGAAACACAAGGTTTCTTGAAGGTCAGTGGGGTGGTGGACGGTGACACGTTCGGCGCCCTGTTCATACGATAAAGGAAACACTATGCCAAAGGGTGAAGGTTACGGTTCGTTTGAGGACACATTTGGTTCTCAGGACGAGCAACTCTACGATTCGTCGTCCTCGTTCAACATGTGGGACATGAGTCAGAAGGCCAAGAAGGCCGCAGCGTATCTGCGGGGAACGAATCTGGGGAACGCCGCTTTCGGCGGTCGCCCGTTCGGAAAGTAGGACATCATGAGAGATGGGTCAACACCCAAGAAGGTACAGGCCGGTCAGGTGCTGGTTACCGGCGTGAAGACGGGCGGCGGTATCGGCCATGTCGGTTCGCCATCGAAGAGTGGCGCCCGCAAGGCGCTGCGTGATTGAGGTGGCGCCGAAGAAGCCGCGTCGGCCACGGTACTAGCCGTGCCGTTGAAGCGCGGTAAAAGCCAGAACGCCATTGCGCAGAACATCGGCACTCTGATTGGTGAGGGGTATCCCCGCGATCAGGCTGCCGCCATTGCCTACGACTATTCCAAACGGTCCAACAAGGGGAAGAAGAAGTGAGCAACATGATTGAGCGGGCTGCGTGGACTTTCGCGCAGGCTTTTTTAGCAGTATTTGTTGTCAGTGATCTGGCTTCGGCCAAGACGGCGGCGGTTGCAGCAGTTGCTGCGGCCCTCAGCGTCGTGAAGACGTACGCCCGGGAGAAGGTCGCCGGGTAACGTGGAAGACCTAGATGCCAAATGGGCGCTGTTCAGCACGGAACATGCGTACGTAGAGGAAGAGATCTACGCTGAACTGCAGGAGACAGCCCATTTGTTCGACACCCACGACGGCATTCACGCCAAGTGGTCACCGGACGGGCTACTAGGCGTCTTGCTGGTGTTCGACCCTGAGGAGGCCGAACACTTGTTGGCGGCGTTCTACGCTGGCATGGATGGCGTAGACGATGCGCAACGGGCGTTCGCTGTGTGGACCGCCTCATTCATGGGGTTACTCCGGCAATGCATGGAGGGCACGGAGTCCTAGTCCTTCTTTGAGCCATTGCACTGCGGCGGGGGACTCTGACAGGTTCGCCATCAACTGTCTCCTGATGTAGTCGCGTCTGCGCGCCAGCGACGTTTTGGGGATCCCCAGTATCTTTCCTGCTGCCCGCAGTGACAGGTGTTCAACGAACAGGGCGTTGATTATCCACCTGTCTTCTGGTTCCAACGCATCTATGGCTTCTCCTACGGCTTCTTTGAGGGCTATTGTTTCCAGCAGGGATGGGACGGAGGACTCTTCGTGGGGAGCCAACTCCATTAGTGCTTCTATTTCTGTCAGGGGCCGTGTCTTTGACAGCGGTGCTGTTTCTTGCCGTATGTGCCATTCGTTGGGGTCGGTGGGGTATTCTCGTCTTGTCGCCACGCATCAGAGTATACCCTACTGGGATAGTGGCGGAAGGTTTTCTGGGTTGTCTTCGTCCAAGTGCAGGTCACTGATGGGGATGTTGTAACAGTCGATGGTTGGCGTCCATCCGTTGGACGGGTCTTTCCATACGCCTGCTTCCATGAATGTGGAGTGGCGCAGGAACTCTTTCTTGCCCATCACTCCGAGGTACCATGCTTCGGTGCAGTCTTTGAGGACACGCATGAAGGCGTAGTAGTCGCAGTTCTGGTTGGTTCCTATGGATGCAACGGAGCATTCGTAGTGCGGCATGGGTGGTGATGTGACGCATTTGCTTTTGACATCGACGGTACGTCCGTCTGGCATTTCCACATCCCAGTCGTACGTGTTGTTCTGGTTGGCACCAGTCAGTTCGGCAAACACGAGTTCGCCCACGAACCCGTAGATGTTGCCGTCGCCTTGCCGTATGGAGTTGTTCAACTTGCCCATTTCATCTGCCATGCCTTCGGCTTCTTGCTTCATGTGGGGTGTGACAGTGTGGTGTATCACGATTCTGAGCGATCCACTTTGGATGCGTGGATGCGGACGACTTGGCTGTCGTCGTCCCAAGCAACGTCGTTGAGTGCGTCCAACGTCAGTTTGACGTAGTTGTCCAAGTCGCCTCGTAGCGTCCTTGCGTCGTGTGGCGATGAGGTGACGTGCAGGATGGTGGAGTCGGGTGAGTAGACGATGGATACTTCGATTGAGCCAGATATTTTTTCGCCTACTTGGTCCTTCCATGCCTGCGCAACGTAGTCCTCCTCTTGGAGGGTGCTGGCTGGGGTGAAGACTTTGCCGCCCTTGGTGTGCCGGGGGCGTGCTTTCACTTTGGGTCGTCGTTCTACGACGACGGTGTAGGTGTCGGTCACTGGTGCACGTCCTTGTATGCGTTGTCTAGTATTTTTTCTAGTTGTTCCGTGCAGTCCTGCCGGTTGGCGAACTTTCGCCCCCATTCGATGTCTGCTTCTCGTAGTTCCCGCAGCATGGTCTGTCGGCTGTATCCTTGGCGTGTCATTGCGCACGCTAGTTTCCACATGGCGATGGATCGGTCCCCGGTGGGTTTGTGCGCTGACGGTTCAGGACCCAGACGCCGTATGAAGGCCGCTAAGCCGTCCAGAGCGTCCGTAGAGGGGGTAGGACCCATGGCGACCCTGCGGGGAGGCTCAGGGGGCCTCCACAGGGCTGTGACGGCCTTCCAGTCGTCGCTGGTGACCCGGGTTTCCATTGCTTGGGGTACGAACCGGGTTACAGGCACGATGCTGATGGTGGCGTCGGGGTTGGTGATCTCGTTGGCTCCGCCACGTTCTCTCAGGTGTCCGTACGGGAGGCGAACCCCGTTCCCCCACCCACGTCCACTCAGTTCAACCTGTTTAGGATTTACTTCGGTGGTGGGGGCATCAACGAGATCGCACACAGCGATCAACCCGCGCCGCGCTTCTACAGCCGGGATGGCATCGGTGAAGAACACCCACAGGTGGAACCCCTTGGACCGTGACCGTTCCACCCATCCAGTAACACCCAGTTGTTCCAGAGCCGTCCGCACGTTGCGTGCATGGATCAGGGACTCTTGCCGACCCGTGTCCCAATCCACGCACCCCCAGTAGACCTGAAACTCCTCGTCGTGCAGCACCAGCGGGTACACCCCCACGGATGGGCCTGTCCATAGGTGGTCGTACGTTATGGACAGCCAGTCCTTGCCGTCTGCTGGTTGGAACCCACCGGAGTCTGTTGTCCACGGTCGGAACTCGCCGTCGGTGTCCAACGCCACCTTGCCGCCGCGGAACAGTAGAGCAAAGTCGTTGGCTACCTCATCCTTGTCTACGCAACTGGCCGCATCCACGACACTCCTCCCATTCCCACTGGTCGGGCGTTTCGATCTTCGCCCACTTGTGGTCTTTCAGGTGGGGGACGCCACGCTTGTCGTACTTCCAGCACATGGGTCTATCCTCCCCCACCGGGAATCAACTCCTCCCAGTACGGATGTATGTGCCCGCACGCCGGATCCAGATAGTACGTCTGATCCACCATCCGTGCCGTACGCTTGTTCTTGCACACGTTCAGGTTGATGCTGTTCTCGTGGTACCGCTGCTCCCAGTCCGACAGGGTTTGCCGGTCCTTCTTCCGGTACACCTCAATGACGAAGATTGCTTCCTGTTCGCCACCGTACCTTCCGGCATAGATGCCGGCAGAGTACCCGGGTGAGGACGAACCACGCCCAGCCTGATGTACCAGCCCGATGGGTACCCGCTGCGTTTTCGCCCAACGCTTCACCGCCTGAGCCTTTGAGGTCACGCCGGTAGCGTCGGACTCGCCACCCGGTAGCAGTTCCAGATAGTCGATCATGCAGAACGACGGGTTGCACCCCCACCATTCTCGCACCTCGTCCATTGTTTCAGCCATCATGTCTAACGTAAGCGACTCATCTACGATAGCGACGCGGGACATCTCGTTCTTGGCAGTGTCCCGCATGGCCTGCAACGTGGCATCATCGCCCGCCTTGATTGATTCCTCTACATCGGTGGAAGAGCGTCCTTGCAGCAGACAGAAGATCTTCATTGCCACAAGTTCACGCGGTTCGTCCATGGAGAAGATCACGACGTGGGCTTCAGGGTCGTTCACCAGATTGGTGACCATGCTGTTCAACAGCATCTGAGACTTGCCGGTGTGGGATCGCCCCACCACCATCAATACTTCGCCCTTGCCGATACCACGGGTTGCTAGGTCGATCTCAGGGAATCCGAGATACCACCGTTCTGCCGGGTTGCGGATAAACCCGATGAGTTCATCTACGACTGTGGTGGTCAGCGACCACCTGTTTGGTTGCGGAGGACGGCCTGCCGCCCCGCCGTCAGCCCCATCGGTCTGGGCTGCGGCGAGGCGACGTGCCACCTCATCCCCTGTGAGGATGTCGGCCATTGTCAGGCCCTGATCTGTGCCCCGATGGACGCAAGATCAGCGGCAGTCTTACCCGTGAACGGGCAGACAAACCAGCCGGGTACCAGACACGACCCGTCCTGCTTCGTCAACCACAGCCCCTTGCCGTCAGACCGGCGCTTGTAGTCCGGCCCTTTCTTGTTGAAGTTGGAGTTGGGGTCCATCTTCTTGGACCAGTTCGGGTCCCACCAATCGGACTGGTGATCCATCAGGTTACGCCAGACATCCTCAAGGCTTCCGCCTCCGCCACCGGCAGGAGCCGGGGATGCAGCCGGGGCCGGGGCCACGGCTGGGGGTCCACTCGCACTAGCCCCGGGAATGCTTTTCTCAAGCATCGCTACGGTGCCATCCTCCGCTATCTCGTAGCCGACTCCCAACGCTTCGTAGTTGGACAGTTCCAGCACCGACCCCCAACGGGTGATCAGGTCTGCAACCTCCTCTTCCGATGTGTCGGTATCCATGGTGATTGTCACCGAACAGGATGCCTCAGCGGGTTCGTAACTCCCCGTCTGAATGACCTGCCTACGGAATACCGTAATGCTGTTCTCTGCTTTCTTTGCTGTTGTTGCTGCTGCCATGGGTCTACCTTTCTATAGTTGGTTCCATGGATCTGGTCCCGCAAACCTACCGCGGCATGTAGCCCACGCCCCACACCATTTGGGTGCACAGTGCCAGCCGGTCATGTTGAGCGGCCACACCGGTAGGTCAGCGGCAATGAGTGTACCCGCAGAGCGGGCCAGCGCAACCAGACTGGCCCACTCCGCAGGTCCGAAATCTACGAGAGTTGTGTACACCGTTCCTTTGACGAGGTGCACGAACTGGAATCCCAACGCTTCCGTCAACCCGTTGTCGGCTTGCGTCGCCACTGCCCAAGTGTACGCTGCGGCTTGCACCGACCAACGCTTCTTCTCCCATTCGGAGGATGGCTTGCGCCCCGGGTTCTTCCAATCCAAGATCGGTTGCGGGAACTCCTGCACGCAGTCGATGGTTCCCTTGAGCCAGATCTCCGGCTTGTGATCCACGACCAACGGCAACTCAAACGTCCACTCCACGGCTGTAGGGCGCACGTTCTGTCGCACTTCGTCCCACCACACGCCAGCGTTGGCCTTGATGATTTCAACCGGCTCGTCTTCCTTGTGGTTCCAGCGGACGATCTCGTCGCGGTGGTCATCCCAGTATTTGGTGGCCGTCGAAACGGTCTTGGCCTTTGTTAGAGGCTTCCCGGTTTCCATCACTTCGATCAGACATTGTTCGATGCCGTAGTGGACGGCGGTCCCCAGCATGGTGGACGTTGACTGGGTGTCTTGAGAGATTCCCAGCATCGACTGCCGTGCCCTTTCGGGACACATTGCCAGTTCTCCCAGCCATGATTGTCGTAGAACGATTCGGTCGTCGGTTGGTTGCATAATCCAATCCTAGCAGATCGGTTGGTCGGGTGGGTGGACCCCTCCATGGCATGACATGGCATGTACTAGCCTAAACATACCATGCCATGCCATGGGCTGCTACAGCCGGGTCAGGCGTCGGCAGGCTCCTCGCTGTTGCGGGGCCTGAGCGGGATCACTTCTGCTTCGGGTTCTTCGTCTGGTTTTTCGTCTGAATCAGGCTCGTTTTCCTCAGAAACTTTGCCCCCTAAAGACTCCCAAATGAAACCCATTCTTGTCATGAATTGGGAACCGACTTCGGACAAGGTATGTGAGAAATCACCGATTTCGACAGTGAGATGTTTGAGCATTCCGAACATCCCCTGAACGGCGATTTTCAGATCGGCTATTTCCTGTTCTAACTGTTCATTGCTTGCCATGTGTCTCCTCTCAGTGTGTGGGGGGCCGGGGTGAAAGGAGGAACTCCCCGACCCCCCACGACCTGTGCTTGATCCGGTCTACAGAGCCTGTAGGGCCAGATCGTTGCCGACTGTGCGCAATGCAATCTTCACGCCGTGCCGCCGTGCGGCAGCATAAGCGCAAGACTTCATGCTGATAGTCTCAGCATCGTAGTCCATGCCATTTTCTAGTAGCCGTGCCCGACCGTCAAACCAGTCAGCCCACGGGTACCGCTCCTCCCGGCCCTTGCGGATCTGCGGGGGTAGTACTTCCAGTATCTTAGTCATTGCTGTTTTCTCCTTGGTTGG